TCATCTATATGAAACGGGCAAGAAATATTAAATTGGTCACGTTCTAAAGGAACATCTATTCCTGCATCCAGTAATAAATTTGACCAATTAACCACTAACTCGTTTTACCTTTGAGGCACGTAGGAACAATACGATATCACTACTGTATCCATTCTCATCTACCACTCTACCACGCTTTATATCCCCAATGGTAATGTCTACTTTAGGCTTACCCGGCCCTTTAGACGTACCTTGTTTTACAATAATACTATCTGAATTTTTAAACATGTCAAATAATCCCATTATCATTACTCCTTATTAAAAGTCATCGTCATCGTCGATAAGCTCAAATTCATCATCTTCATAAATAATACCACGATCTACGTCCCAATGCAAATAGTATTCCTCAGCAGGTAAAACCCCATCACGATACTTTTGAATTTGCATCATACGAATATTATCATGATCTTCAATTAAACACATTGCCATTGCTACATCAGCAGCCCGTATGAGAGCGTCCCCAAAAGCTACTTGGTCGGCTCTGGGAGGCTCAAACATGTTAGCTGCCTCTCGTGTAGCTTGGGTAGAAACCCAAATAGCTGTGTTTGTTGCAAGACATAGATTTTTCATACCGTAAAAGAGGGCATGAGATTGTTCCCACATCGCCTTTTTACCATCCCCTGATGAAATTAGATAGATTCCATCTAGAACTACAAAGTCTGGTTTGTGTTTACGTATCAACCTAGCAATATGCTCTAGCGAAATCGTAGACTCCCCTTCAATGTGGTCACAAACCAATAATGACCTGCCATCTAACTCCTTCAAGAAGTTCTTATACGCAGTTTCATCAATCGGGTCACCATTTCGTAAGGCTTGATGGGAGAACTTATAACCCATTTTATTAGCTAATACCACATCCGCCCTAAGACTAATAGCCGCAACAGGCATTTCTGTAGAGACTAACAATGTTTTATACCCATTCATAACAGCGGTAGCGGCAGCTTCTACGCACATCCACGTTTTACCTACGGTAGGTCGAGCAAACATAGCAATCAACTCTCCGGGCATCCATCCCACACCTGTATTATTGAATGATTTAAAAGGGGTATTAATCCCCATAATACCATCGCCCATTTGTCTTTTCTTAGTCCGCTCTCGCCACGCTTCTAACCGATCAGAAGTTCCATCATTATATATTGATACATCTTCATCTGTTTCAACTTCCACATCACTTAAGTTAGTCATAATAGAAGCAAGGGCTTTCGTAGGATTTTCTTTTAAAAGTTCCTTTTGGGACTGGATAGACCCCACAATCTTACGATAAACTACCTGATCTTTAAATTGGTCTACCGCATAATCAAAATTAAGCATTTGTGCGGAATCATCTAACGCAGGATAATTTTCTGAGAGTGTCGCCGTAGAGGGGGTTTCCTTATATTGATCTACATAATCAATAATAAAAGATAAGACCTCCCCATGCTTCGCAAAATCTTTTCCGGTGTACCGAAAATTTTTAAAGTTCATAGGGTCTGTTAGATTAAACAGAACCCCAGACTCAATATATTCAAAACTTTGCATTGCTACCTCGCTATATATATTACTCGTGGGCCGCTACCATGAATATAGCATACCACACCATCTACTGCTTTGTCATCCGCAACCTTCTTCGCTTCTGGGAAAGAGGTGAAAGTTCCTTCTATCCATACCTCTTGATTATAACTAAAGCCAATTCTAGCAATAGATATCACCCGATACTGTCCTTCAGGAGCAGTTCGTCCGGTTAAGTCGTTAACTAACAACTGTTCCCTTGATGATCTAGTAGATTTAGAAAACCCACCTTTTCTATTAGCTCTCTTTGGCATTTGACCACTCCCTTAGTTTGGTCTCCATCTTTTTCTTCGTCTGTTCCGACGAAGCTGTAGGGAACCACTTAGAATTTAATACTAAATATTTTCTCCAATAAGCTTTAATTTTATCTGTACCATAAACCATAATCTTATAATACATTTCTGCATCTTGTTCTGGTAAATAGTAACCAAATTCAAAACCTTTAAGGATATATTTTATAGATACTGTATCAGAATTTCTTCTAATACCGTTATAAAAGCCTGATAAAACAGAAAATAAACCATATTTTCCTATGGCTTGCTTAATCAACTTTAGATCATATCCTATAAAATTATTATTTAAATAGTCTTTATGGTGTTTTTTTGAATAAAGCCAAAGAAAAGCTTCTCGAACATCATTCGAGTTATACTCATTTAAAGATTTACCGTTCCGTTTAACCATAATAAAACTCTTTGCTCAGTACGTACACCTAATTTTTGTTTAATTCGGCTCCTAACTTTATAGGCCGACTCTTGTAGTGTAGCAGAAATCTCATCCATTGTTAAATTTTCCATACGTAACATAATAAATGATCTCTCAGAATTTGAAAGAGTTAACCTATTTAACATAGATTTTATCATAAGCTCTGTATCCATGTCAATAGTTACAGCTATCGCTTTCTGTGCGGAATTCGTAGAATGTCTCCAATCATCCATTTCCCATAAGCGTAAAATAGCATCTAAACTTTGTGGTTGGGGACGACGTTGGGCTTTAGTAATAAGTGTTCTAATAGTATTAACCATGGTAGTGTGAAGATAAGTATGGAAGGAAACCTTCCGTTCTGGATCAAACCCTTTAGCCGCTTTCAATATCGCAATGCGTAGTTCTTGTGCTATGTCCTCTCTCTCCATCCCACGGATAGAAGTAGTCTGTAGCATCCGATTTATTTTTGGTTCCCATTGCGTAATTAAAGCGTTATTGATCTCCATACACCATCCTCTTCATAGTTTTAGGGCCTCTTATGATTATATCACACTATGTCAGGAGAGTCAATTTCACGTTGCTTAAGCTGTTTATTTAACATTAAATCATATGTGCTGTCATCTCTTTGCCCTTTACGGCGACATTCAACACTACAATAGATATATTTATTACTACGAGCTATGAAAGTCATTAGTTCTGAGCGTTTTCTTCTAAAAGAAGTCCGACAAAATTTACATGTGACTAATACTCTAAAATATTCATACCGACATTCATCATGAATGTGATGTACTCTAGCCGAATGGGATTCAGATTTAGGTACATCTTCTCCACATGCCTGACAAATTACTCGTTTAGGGAGGTGCTTTTTATTTATTAGAACACTTTTAGTTGGTAATTCTGCTTTTATTAGAACTCTATGAACATAGGCAGGGTCTACCCCCACTCGTTCCGCAATTTTTGTCAGACGGAGTATAGGGTTTTCTGTACGTAAGCGGACTATTTGATCACGTTTAGAAGTCATCTAAGCCAGCATCGGCGGATGCACGGGCTGCTTCCTTTTCGTAAAGCACTACGAGTTTTTGTATTCTAGTTTTTAGGATAGCGGCTAGATATGCCGCATCTACATCTCCTGTTTCATGGAGGGCTTTTATACGACTGGATGCGGCTACAACCCTTGCCCATTGTGCGTCTGTAAATGATATTGTTACATCAGGCATTAGTTTTTCTCCTTTAGTTGCTTCACTTCGTCTGAAAGTTCTTGTACTGCTTTTATTAGCATAGGAATAAATTCTGAATATCTGGCTCCATAATAATCTTCATCTTCACCGCCATGTGTAATACCGCCAAACTCTTCGATAGAATTTATACCATGTTTTTTAAGTGTTTCCATGACTTCTTGTGCTATTATACCGTAGTGGGTTTGATCCACCTTGTCTTCTTTTTTATTTTTCCATTTGTATGAAACAGGGTTTAGGTCGTTAACAAAGCCCAACCCCAACGTTAAGGGGGTTATGAGTTCTTTTAGCCTCATGTCTGATGTTTGAATGGTGCCATTAGTAGCATAAACATCATCCCATCTGTAAGAAGCAGTTCCTAAATCATAGGTATCATCAGCTCCGGGCTGCGTGGTTCTATACAACCAAATATTGGCACCACTTTCTCCGAAATAAGCCGTTTGTGTACCGTCAGCCGAAATACCCAAGTATTCAGTTGCCCCTGATTCGTAAAGAAAAAGCCCCGTTTCACCATCAGCAGAACCCGCAAAAGTTACGCTGGGAGCCGCAGCAGTACCATCTTGCACAGTTATAGTGCCGGGAGTTAGAACATCGTCAGGTTTAGCTTTTATCCCTATATTCCTTCCACCATCAGAAATAATATTAGGAAATGTTTGTGCTGCTGCTACAAATGAAGCGTCATTCTCTTCGACATAAATTGTAGCAAGTTGTAAAAAGTTCTTATTCTTTTTAAAAGCAGATGCTTTTGTTACGACTATACTTTCAGTAGAACCTCCGGTAGGAGCCAGATAAGCTATATAATTAGTTTGTGCCGTTAAACCAGTAGAGCTACCCGCCACAATCTCAAGGGTTTTACCCAGAGAACCATCTTCTTTCCACAGCTTGATATTACCGGACGGAGTACCGCCATCCTGTTGTTGCCCCCATGAAATAGCATTATAGGCAGTACCTATAAATTCTCCGTCCCAAGACCAGTTGCCGGGGTCGTTAAAGTTAATAACTGGGTCGGGGGGTTCTTTACCATATGAAATGGCGTTATTATTCACCGCTTTTAGAATGTTTGGTTTAAAAGACACCGCTGTATCGTATTGTCCCGTAGTGGATAACGATGTCATTGCTACTCCGCTTCCCTCATCGTAAGCTAATTCCATAACTAAGTGGTCGGCATCCACTTGGGCTAATGAATTTGTAACTCGTATAACATGCCCTGCACGGAGGGGGACATAAATACGCATCGGTTTTGTTTGATCTAAAATAGTACCGTCACTTGTGTCGGTAGTTCCTGATCCAAATACTACTGTAGTAGCCGTCACACTTGAGATATACGCATACCTAGTAATCGTGGTTCCTGTTGAATCCATCTCACATATGACATCCCCCGAAAGAACCCCAAAGTCTCTTGGGTCTTGGGACGTTGCAGGAGTGGCTGCATTATTAGTAAAGGCATCAGACGTAAATGTAACTGTGTTGCTACCGGAAGTGGATAACTTATCGGCTGGAATCTCTAAGTAAACAAATGGATAACCCGTAACTTTAAATTCCCCACGCTTTACCGACGTTTGGGTATTCCGTGATAAGAACCCTATAACTTGTTTCCGCAAATCAGCAGGTTCAGAACTTGTTGTATTTTTAATTACCTTAGTTTTCTTTAGGCCGATAGTTTTAGCATATCGACAATTAGCGTGAGTAGTAACTGTGTTACTTGTCTCTGTTCCGGTGACCGTTACGCTAGTTTCAGGCATATGAGCATTAAATAATATATCGTCAGTATCTTGCGGATTATTGTACGGACTAACAATAATGAAACCGGGGGGGTCATTGTTTTCAAGACTGCTCCCAGCCGTATGGGATTGATATTCAATAAATCCAAAATTGCCAGTAGGAGATTGTACAATTTCAGTTTGCCCAAAGGGTACTGCTCCCCAGTCATCTGGCATAGCATGAGGGTTACGATAGACGAGGGTGTTATCTGTGTGATTTGCAGCCGTTGTACCTAATGCCGCTCTATCAACAGTTATGGTGAAATCCCCAGTTCCTCTTGCGGTAACATACAGAATTTCATTATCTATTCGGATGTAATCTCCAGCGTTTACAAGATCGGATGCGGCTGTAGCCGTCGTATTCGCCTCCCCAACAATGTCATACTCATCAATTGTAAATGTTACCGGATCAGTAGTATTATATATTCCTCCTGTACCCGCCTCGTGAGTTCGTCCTAGTTTTATCATACCTTCTACTGATAAGCGTCCCGACGCTCCAATTATATCAAGCCGTTCAAATTTTCGGCGTTTGGGAGTCGATGCGCCTCCTGACGCTTTCGCATTCACAGTACCGTCACCTTTAACTTCTGGCCCCTTTTCAGTATACTCTAAAATAACATCTGTGTATAATTCTTCTTTTGGATTGGAGAATGAAAAATCATTCTGCATCATCTTATTAAATCCGTCAGGCGTAAAAGAAGCAGATGCTGGATATTTAACCGTCATCCCAAAGTTTTTAGGAGAGTCTGGGCGGCTACCACGTTTGTAATAATTCCAATCTGCGGCTGGAGTAGCACTGACGCTAGTGGTTTCTACCGCTGCATCAACATGATAATCAAACCCGTATTTAGAAGCCCCCGGATTTTTATAAACTGGCGTAGTATCACCATGAGAATCTGCTGTTGTTCCTGATACTCCACGAACAACTGTTAAAGTATCGGAAGCTATCGACACAACTTTCATAACTTCAGCATCAACTAAGAGGAGGTCACCCGCCGCAAACGCCTGACCAGCATTCGCGTACCCGAAATAGAAACCATCAATATCTACATCCGTCTCAGTACCATCTAAAGCTTCGTCTAACTGGGCTACTTGATGGCTTTCTGAGTTTTCCTCGCTATGAGGTTCTTCTGCTGCCATAGTTGAAATTTCCGCTAAGGCAGATTTATTCCCTTTGAATTCTCTTACCCCAGTACTCTCAACTTTACGTAACGATGTAGTTACCTTATTTTGCCCATCTGTCGCAATTAGAGAACTAAATGTATAATTTCTATTCCCCGCAATTATATCATTTATTATTGCACTACGAGTTGTGGAGCCACCCGTTTGCTCTTTATCAGGCCAATGCGCCGTCCTTGTATCTATTAATTCTTGAATCGCATCTCGAATATCTAATACAATAGACGTTCCATATTGAAAATCAAATTTTTCATCTACGTTATAAATTTTACCGGCAAGTAAAATTGTGCCTGTTTCTGGGTCTCGTAAGCGCACCGATTGGAAATCTGTAAATACCCCCGTGAATCTTCCTTTACCTTCATTTGCAGTTGTCGATCCCATTTGTCTGGGGCGATTAATTATCGTAACTTGCGCTTTACGTGGATTACCAATTGCATCAGTTATGTGTAATGCTGTTATGGGATTTATATCTGTACCTTGATCGGTTGTAACACTCGCCCAATCGTCGGGATCGAGGGCAGTTTTCCAGAATCTATACCTAGCGTTTGCCCATTGACCCAATGTGTTATCAAGGTATAATAACTCTACTCGTTTCGCCATTAGATTAAGTCCGCCTGATCAACCCAATCTTGTCTTGCCCCCGACACAAGCTGTAAAGAAAAATCGTACCGATCTTCTCTTGATGGGTTTAACTGGAATCTACACATTTGAATAGCTACCCTATAAACCCCACCACCAGTCCAGCTTGCAGGAAGTAATAAGTCACCATCTGAATTATACGCATTGGAACTAGTATCTGTTGGGAAAGTAGTATCTCCAACTTCAAGTTCTAACTGTCCTGTAGCTGCGTCCGATGCAATCCAATCATAAACAGCATTTTCTAACCAGTTCTTAAACGGTAGATAATATGTTTGACCATTTATTGTAATAGAATTAGGCGTAGGTTGAACTGTATCCACAACTCCATTTATAGTAATACTGGGTCTAAAGATTCCTAGGTCAATAAGTTCAGGCGTAGCTTCGGGGATTGGAACCTGAATAGGAGTTTTACTATATGAAATTGCAAAAGAATCTGCCTTTAAAATAAAACGCAACGAAGCCCCAGCATGAGTTCCATTTCTAATTAAAATAGATAAATCTTGAGTAGCATTCATTGCAGAGGTATATGCCATTGTTTACGGATACCCCGGCTGGAAGTCACTAGCCGTATTTGTAACTTCCATCATCTGCTCTTTACCTTGTTGTGTTTTCATGCTAACTTTAGCATTTTCATCTGGGCCAGCTACCTCAACCTTCAGAACTCTGTTTTCAAATTGATTTAGAGCTACCTCAGAGCCGATAGCTACCGCAAGTCCTACTGGGCCTCCCATGGCACCACCCGCTGTTGCCGCAGCAGTGTACGCAAGACCAGCACCCATCCCTTTCATCCCATGCTCTTTGGTCATTCTAACGGTTTCCATGATTCCGAAACCTAATCCAACCGCAGCCCCAAAGCCGGGAATAGACATACCTGCTGCCTTTAACCCAGCCTTGCCCCCAATTTTACCTATCATGCTCCCTGCGCCTTTTTTAAAGACATTTGTTAGTCCATCAACGACACCCTTCAAACCAAATTTTCCCGCTACCTTTGCTAATGCTTTAAAGGGTGCCGATAATACCGACTTCAATACATTCACTAAACCCTTAAGGATTGCCATCGGGCCTCCTTTAAGGGTTTTAATGACATTATCAATTAATCCTTTTGCGAAACCAAGTACTTTTGAAGCTCCGCTTTTTACGAAGTTAAACCCTTTAACAATAAATCCCCCTACTGATTTAAGAAACGATATCGGTCTAGCGAAAAATTTAACTACATTACCCCACGCAGATTTGAAAAACGTACCAACACCTTTCAGTATCTGACCGGGATTTATATGAAGAGCATTTAAAAGTTTGGAAGCTTGGGACTTGAGGCTATTTATTATAGTACCACCAGCATTAAATATTTTTATACCGATTTCAGCTAGCCATCCTTTAATTAGGGGCCAACTTTTCGCTGCCAACCCTGAAATTTTGCCTCCGATCCACCGAAAGGGGGATTTTATAAGATTGGCTAGTTTCCCCCTCATCCATTTTAAGAATCGACCACCAATTTTTATATCGTCACCTGCTTTTACGAAAAGCCTCCAAAATAATTTAAGCAACCTAAACATACCTGAAAATTTCATTAGGAACAATGCTGCAAAAATCCCACCCGCAATTTGAGCGATTTTATCCGCATTCATATGCATCCATTCAGGAGTATGAGCCTCCCACCACTCACCAATACCTTTCATTATTGGTGAACTTTTAAACCATTCAATAACTTTAATGATGACGTTAGCAACCGCTTCTCCAACCTTTCTTGCTCCCGGTAGCATTTTGGTTAAGAATTTAAGTACTGGAATAAATATAGGCATGAGAGGAGCTAGGGTAACATCAATTAAGGCACCAAGGATTTGGAAAATGGTACCTACATAACTAGTAAAAAGCTGCGACTGCTTAAGAATAGCAGACATTCCAAAAGAAATACCCGCTGTTTTCAACCCTGATTGAACGCCGCCGCCCAACTTTTTAAAGAAAGAAGGAGGTGGGTCGTCGTCCTTTTGGGGTTTACGTCCTGCACCTGCCGCTTTACCAGCACTGCCGACAATTTCTACATAAAGAGTCTCTTCAGCCATTTAAATTCCTTTCCAACCGGACGTATTATTCATTCGTCTATCCATCGCTTCTTGCTCCTGATTTTGTTTTTCTTGCACAGCGGCTAAAACCCCTAACACTTTATAAATTTCCCCCACTGTCATTGAATTTATATTCTCCCAAGGAATTCCCTTTTCTAATAATTGTAAAGTTACAATCCAATATTCAAATTCTAATTGATCGGTTGGCTTAGATTCCCTTGCTGTTACCCCATTTAAAAAGGCTAAACATCTTTTTTTATTTCGTCAGCGGAAGCCTCCGATGAATCTCCCACGTTAGGTACAAGGGTTTCTAAAGCTGTTCCCAATCTAGCATCAATAGAAAGCAAGAAGGATTCTGTAGTTCTTCCCCAAGGGGCCTCCACTATCATATCTCGTAAACACGCCCTAACAAAAGCATCTCCATCAAACGATGTTTGCCCTTTTGCGTCCCATGCAATACACTTCGACATCAGTTGGTTTCGTTTAGACCACGAAAGAGGTCTAATTTTTATATTAAATTCCTCCTTTGTCTCCGCTATTACCAAAGTTCTTTCTTCAATCGCATTATCTATTTGATATTTACTAAAATCAAATGTCTTTGCTTCGCTGGTTTCTGTTGTCATACTATCCTCCTATGGATAAAATGGTACTCCGTCTTTAATTTGTATCTTCATGTTTCTAAATAAAATATCTGCCTCTACTTGTAACGGGTTATCCCCACTGACTGCATGGGGGGCGGAACGTATAAATGCTCCTTGTTGTCCACCACCCGCTGCGGCTGTCCCATCATCTGGAATTGTTATAGTAATTGTATCATTTGCTGCCCTAGTAAAGGTTAACACAATGGCAAATCCCGACATACTAGGAGTGGTTGTACCATAATCACCTTCAAGTAACAATTCTGTGAATAATCGTCTACCCGTCTCATCTGCGCTACTTCCGTCTAACGAATCTGGTAACACAATTGAAGCAGACATGGAATATTCCCTTTGCTGTTCTCGTATCTCAGTCGGCCCACGGTGTCTACGAGTTCCCTTACCTTGTCCACCAATGTAGTATCGAGGTTCCTCATTGTTAGATATCGAAATACTGAAACTTCTAAGCCTAGCAAATTCAACATCAAACATGGACAAAGAACCTTGGGAGAAATAATAAGGTTCTGTAGATGGGAATCCACTTGAATCGTAAGTTGCGCTGCCATCTGATAAGTCTCCCTGCGGGATACCAAGATCATCTTTATTTATACTCTGCATAAGAGCGTAGCCGGGTAATGCAGTAGTTCCGCTACCATACGAACTATGGAATTTCTGGTCATGTACCATGTCTTGGAAATTAATTCCATCCCAAGACGCTGTAAGTAACCCACCCTCCTCAGCAGCTAAGGTCATTGAACCAACGTGTCCACCAAAGTACCTTCTATCAAAATCGTTTGCCCCCGCTTCTGCACTATCTCGCATATGCACATTCCATGATATAGAATCTAAATCAACAGTTTCAAAAATATCATGTTGGTAATAAATCCCTGCTGTACTTGTATCTACGCTTCTAATTTGAGTAGAAGAAGTAGTATTCGTATGATTAAATTGTAATGGATAATTAAGTTTAAGGTTATTTGTGGATTTTTCTGCAATCCGTCGTATTTCACATACGTCCGAAAAGGCTGGGGAGGCTGTGTGATCAATAGCAATTACATCACCTGCACTAAGGGCAGAAGCACTATTAACATCAATATAAATATCACCCTTTTTCGTTGCTGCTGATAGATATGTTCTAGAAGTTAGCCCATCAGATGGAATTGATGTTACTTTGCCAATTGGGTATCGTAGAGGCCAACCATTCAATAATATAAAACCACCTAATGCACCAGAAAAGGTTTGCTGTCCCTTGTAAGCAACGTAAAAGTTTCTCTTTTGGTTCGTACCTAGTAAGTATCTACCTTCAATAGCCTGTTCAGGGTCTGGTACTTCTACAGTTTCATATACGCCCGGAACCCATGATATAAGCTTTTCTTTATTGGCGGCGGTTACGGCAGTAACTGCTGTAATATTTGTGTTATCTGCATGGAAAAAAGCAGTTGGCGCATCTAACGTTAGACCCGTAGTGCCATCTACATACTCTACCCTACGGACTTCAGATTCTCTGGTAGTCACACTATCAGCGGAAACGGTTGGGCCAATTTGAATATAATCTCCAGAAACTGGCGGAGTACCCATATTATCCACAGTTACCTGTCTCGAACCTGCGGGTAATCCAGCAGTCATAGCAATTCGTGCTACCTTTGAGCCATCTGCACTTATGCCTGACGCTAATTCTGGGTAGCCGCCATGACCGCCTTCCGTGGCGAATGTAAGTTGTGCTTGATCCGAACGATATACTGCCATTATAAATACTCCTTAAGGTTTGATACCTTTCTTATTATACTCAAAAACATTAAGT